CTCCACCCTGCTGTCCGATTAAGGACCTCCACCCCGCCTTCTGGCGGGGATTAGACCTGGATTATCTCCAGGGACCCATGCTTGGCCACGCAAAAACGTAGCCTCGCCCTTGTTGAGCTTTTCCTCGGCGCCCGCGCATAGCTTCGCAGCCGTACGTGGGTTTGTCGGGCACTGAGTGTTTCAACACACTCGTGTAGCACCCAACAACGAAATCCGAGGTGTCTATGGGAGGTCTCCTTCTCGTGACGTATCCATACCCTCCCCAACCGCGCTCTGCGCGGTAGAGGAAAGGTGTGGCTTCGTCGAAGGAGGAGACGAACCCATCGTCACCGCACCCTTCGGGGATGCGGAGGCGCCAAGGTGGATCAACTGCTGTGAAGCAAGTGAGCCAACTTGGAAGGTAGCGAGCGTCGCGATCCAAACCGTTACGAGAACGGCAAGCAGCGCGAAGAAGCTTGTTACCATAGACATAACAGACCGAAATGAAGTCATCGTCGTCGCTGTTCAAGAACAGAGGTCGCACGTTGACACCACAGAACCAGTCTGTGCCGCAGCTCTCGTAGAAAAGACCGTTGCCAAAGGTCTTCTCCTCGTTCACAGTGAAGCCAAGGAACTTCACTGTCTCGACTATACTATCGAACATACCCGCGGGGAAAATAAGGGTTTCCAGTTCGAATGTGTAACCGTTGCCCATAGACGAAAACTTCTCCAAGGCGATAATCTCGCCACTGGGGAGGGAAACTCTCTCTGTCCTAGTCATGACAAGCAGATCGAACCACTCGCGTGGTAAGAGCTGCTCGACACAACGGAAGGAGATAGTGTCTGAGGCAGCAGACAAGTCAAGCGTACAGAGGTCCATAGCGTAGGCTTTCGAGGCCAACGTCTGGTTATTCTGTTGCCCGACTTGTAAGTCGAGTCCATGGATGCGCAACCGTTCGCGTATAGCTGCACCAATACCTTTCTGGACGTAGATGTTCAGATCGGGTTCGATGCAGATCACACGGTCGGTTTTTGCATTCTTGGGAACGGTTGTCAACTTCGAAGCATGTCTGGGTGTGAACCCAAGCACGTTGCGTCTCCATGCTGCCGGAAGGCAGAAGAGACCGAAGTCGATCAACGATGGGGTACTGTCCAGCATACGGCTTCCGTACTTACGTCCGGAAGTCACAATGCCGGAGACGCTTGTTGTGGCACCGGGTCCGAAGTCACATTTGTCCTCAATCATCGGAAGGGCCTTTTTCAGGGGCCCCAGGATGAGAGAGATGTGATGGCGGATCCGGTTCAAACGTCTGTGCTGGTTTTGAGACCAGGTCTCAGGTGCCGAAAGCCTTTCGTTCGTTCTGGCACATTGGTCCTCTGCGGCCCTGAATTTCTTCAAGGCCACTTC